TGGGAATACTACCCAAAGTGGTTTGATTGCTTTATCTATTGTAACACCATGATAGTCTACTGTAAACACTTTGTTTTTGTTTTGGACCAAAGCACATGTTTTGATTATTGCGTCAGGGTATGCTTTGCTGATGTCTTCAACTATCTTGGCGAATGTGTCACCTTCGTCACAGATGTCGTCTGTGATCAGAATCTTCTTTTTGCCGTTCCTTATCTTCCAATGTGATGGCAACTTCCAATCCGATTCCCAATTGGGATGGTCACGCAACGATCCCTTGAACGGGATGAATGGGGTGTCGTAGTAGTGGCTGAACATGACGCCTATGGGTAGTCCGCCTCTGCTCACGCCTATGATAACGTCAGGTAAAAACCCATCCTTGGTCATTTGACGTATGATGTCACTCTGTAGTTGCATTTGATCTTCATGTGTGATGATGTATTTTTCAGTCATTGTTCCCTTTCCACCAATTTTCATATTCAAATATTGGATAGTTAGTAGTATCGATGTCTATCGCATGATAGTCGGATGTGAATATTCTTTTACTAGGAACAGCCTCCTGTGTAACAGAACATGTTTTAATGTTAGCAGTAGTAAACTGTTTACTAATGTAACTTGTGACTAGTTTCAAAGTTTTGCCTGTGACAATTATGTTTTCAGTCACCAAAACATTTTTATCATTCAACTTCCAATCAGGATCTAATCTCATTGGTCTATCGTAGGGCAACTTGCCAAACTTTTCTTTAAAATGGTCAAAGTCCTTAATTTTCTTTGGTTCGTATGCAATCATTTCGATGCCATAATAGTAGGACAACATTAATCCCAGATATAGTCCACCTCTTGCTATGCCGATGATGACGTCTGGTTTGAACTCATCCTTGTCCATCCTGCGTATGAAGTCTCTAGCAATATCCTTCATTTTAGCGGGGTCGATTAAAATTATTTCTCTCACTTGACGTCTGCGTCCTCCATGCCTGCTACTCGTAGTTTTGTGATGTTGGTTATTTGCCATTGTTTTTGGTCAAGACCCTTAAGGATGCCCAACCATTTGTTGCGTAGCAATGCCCATTCATTCACGATTGCCTCAAAGTCACAAACCTCATCTTCACCGTCCACGTATTTTTCTACGTCTCTGGAAGACAATGCTCGTTGATAATTTTCTAAATATATTTTGTAGTGTTTGGTACGCAACCTGCGTAGTTCTCTGTTCAAATGATTCAGTACTGCTTCTATTTCTTGCAGTTGTCCAAAACGTTGTTCGACAATGCCAGGCAATGTAGAGGCCGCTTTCTCAAGTCTGCCATAAAGGGCAACTTCACGTCTAGCACTTTCAAGTTCTGATTCGTAATGATTTATTGCGGCAGGAATGTTTGCAATGGATTTGACTATGTCTGAAAACCAGTTCTTACCAATCATCATCCGGCTCATCTTCATCACCATCGACGTATTCTTCTAGTACTTCGTCTATGGCAGTTGACAATGGATCATCACCCACTTCTTCCTGGATGTCTCTGAGTGTTTGCTCTTCGACACCTTGTTCGATGAGAAAGTTGACGAATCTGACGGCCACTTCTGGTTTGTCTTTGGGGATCTTCTTTTCGAAAATATCCCAAAGTTCTGCAATAACAGGTGCCTCAACTGTGTCCAATCTATTCTCCTTCGGCCTCGTCGACAGTACTTACCTCATCTTCGACATTTTCGACTGGTGCGATGTTGCTGATTTCAGTCATGATCATTTCGAGTTTGGGTCCTGTCCATTGTTTACGATAATCCAAATGTTCTTTGCCATCCTTGTCTACATATTTTAAACGATTGCCTTGTTTTGTCAACAGGCCTTTCTTCTCAAATAAGTCAACAAGTCCGCTGTATGGATTCATACCAGTTTCATATGGTATTTTAATTTGTACACCTTCGAATGGTTTTGCGTATCTAGTCTTCATTACCTTACATGCCGCTCTGATACCACGTACTTCTGATATCTTGTTACCATCTTCATCTTCTTTCAGTTTCAACTTCTTCATTGCAACCACGATAGATGATGCATAGATAAATCCTTGTCCACCTGATATCTTATCATCTGGGTCAAACATGTCCTGCGATGCATAAGTGTGATTGGTTGCCAACATGCCAATATTGTGTGCACCAATCATGTTTACAGTGTTTCTCACTAAAGATGTTAGTGCTTTGGGTTTTCTACCTAAGTCACCTTTCATATCACCTTTTTGGAACTGGTCAACATCAGTTGGTGTCAGCAACATACCCAAACTGTCCACAACAAATAATACTTTTGGTTTGTCTGCTGTCTCTTCTGAGTAATCTGCTTTGTACTGTTTCATAAATGTTGACATAGTTTTTGCAACATCGTCGATCATGCTCAAACTAAGCCTTAGCAGTTTGTCTGGTGATGTGTCTACATTTAGTGCCTGTAGCCATTTCTCGTCTAGTGCATTCTCTGAATCTATCAACACAACAAATATGCCTTGTTCTTGTGCGTGTCTTACCACATTGCCTGATGCTATAAATGACTTGCCTGATCCAGATTCACCTGCAAGTACAGTTACCTTGCCGAGTGGAATTCCTTTGTAAAAATCGCCTGATATCAAATAGTTCAGTGCATAATTGCCTGTTGATATCCAGTCTGTTGGATCATTGAATCCTATACCCAAACCATCAATTGATTTGGTAATGTCTTTTCTAAATTTTGATATATCGAAAGGTTTAACCATTTGTATCTCCTAATATTACTATTTTATGCTTTTCTATGTTTTTGTCAATCATTGATTATAATCTCAGTTATTTGACTGGTATTCGACAACACATTATTGTCGAAGTTTTGTGAATACTTGCCAACTGGAAATTTACCTATGCCTAATTTTTTTTCATATGGATCTATTTTGTGCTTCAACATCCATTCTTTAAAATCATTTGCAAACACATTTCCGGTTTTGCTCTGATTGGCATCAATGTCCAATCCAAGATAGTGATTATTTTTGAGTCCTGGATACTCTATTGACAAATTATCTTCGTGTAAATCTCTGTATTCTTTGCCAACTTCATTGTATCCTAGATACACTGTCCAAGGTTGGTACTCGAACACAACAGATTCGTAGTCTTCTTCTATAAACTTTATCCTGTTGACACATTCTTTTGGATTTTTACTCCAACGAATGTTCCAGACTTTTTCAAAAGGATAATCTTCTAATAGATGCACACCCCAGTTAACACGCCTCACTGCTTCTAGTATTTTGTTTGGAGCAACCAACATCAGTCTAGATGGTTTGTTCCATTCACCATTCAATTTCTCAAAAACTGTGTGTAAGTGATTTCGCCAAATTTGATCGTTCCAATCCACACTTTTAATATCAATTATGTTTTGTTTCAAAAATGTATTAATGTCGTTGAAAGCCTCTAACATAATATTTTGTATTTGATCTTTTTCTAAGTATTGACTGAAACTTTGCACATCATCTGTCAGCATGCCTTTAGAATCTATTTGACTTTTGAGCATAGCAGAATACTTGTGTCCAATTGGTGTGTCAAAACACTCGACGTTCACAGTATGAGCGTCATCGAATATGATTGTTATGTGTGCTGTCATTTGTTGATAGTGCGTAGTTTCCTACGCACTATAAATCTAAAGTTTATTTTTGTCTAGCACGAATCATTGCCAGTATCTCGTCTGCTTTGTTTTCTGTCGCCGCAGGCGTTGTTACTGGTGCTGGTTCTGGTGTAGTTGTCGCTACTGGTTCTGGCGTTGGTGCCGGAGCAGGAGTAGTCTGTGGTGTAACTGGTGCCGCTGTCGCCTCCATTGCTGGTGCTGGCTTTGGCGCCACTGTTGCATTCACTGGATCACCCGTTCTTTGAGCCATGCCAGCGGGTCTAAAGTATTGACTCCATTTGTCTGGATCATATGGTTGTCCATCTACTGATGCTTCAAACATCTCCTTCATCACTTTCTGCTCAACTTCCGATGGTTTCTTTGGAAGGAAATCACCCAAGTTGTGCAAACCGTGTGTGTCGATTGCTTGTTTTTGCTCTGCTGTAATTGCCGATTCTTTTCTACTCCATTTAGAAGTTGAATAATCTGCGTAACCACCTTTAGAAGATTTGTTGATTCTAAAGTCTACACCCGCATCATAATCAGTTGGCAAGTTTTCCATTTCTGGATCTAACAATGCACCTCTGATGATGTTGAAAATCTGTGGTCCAATAATGAAACGTCTAATTGGATTTTCTGGTGTGGTATCTTCTTGCAATGGTGATTCATTCACAAAACCTTGGAAAATATAAGAACGTTTCTTCCAATATTTTCTACCCATGTCTTCCAGTGACTTGTCTTTGAACCATTGTCTTACTTCTGCAAGTATTTGACATGGATCTCCCCACATCTCCATACATG